GAAACGGTATTGCTATCAGCGGCATGTGTTATAGTTGCAAAGATTAAATAAGAAACCACACAAAAAATTATGATGAGCCAAATAAGTAATGTTTTTTTCTTAACTATCATTTGTCCCCCCAGGAACAAAGGTTCTCTAAAGAGAGAGCCTTGCAACTTAAATTACTACACCCAGATAAAAGTATACACAGAACTAAAACACCCACTAAGATAGGCAAAGTTCTCCAGTATATCCAAGTCCCTCGCATGTTATCTCCTGCTTCTCGCTTCCATAGCCTCTCGTTGAACTTCAATACGTTCTCTGTTTACTTCAGTTCGATCCTCTGCAATCTCTTCTTGAACCTCAAGACGAGCCGCATCTGTAGCAGACCGTTGCTCCATTTTAGCGGCTTCCATAAGTAATCGAGCTTTGTCTATTTCATTATCTTTCTCAACATCGTCTCGTTTTATTTGCAACTCTTGCATTCTAATCTGAACCAAAGGGTCAGCCATTGGATCATTGGGTGGTGGGATCAACTCTGATATGATTTCTCCCATCATCTTAGCCGATATCTCTGCAACGTAATTAGCTAAAGCAGATGGGTCGTTAAGACCAGCTTGTATGTCCGCTATTTCTTGTTGTGCCTGTTCAGGACTAATGCCTCCCGATTGAGCCAATAGTTGCACTTGTTGCATAATTTCTTGCGCCTCCTGTATAGCCTGGTTCGTGGCTTTAAAGTTTAAATGCTCTTGGAGGTGCGCGTAGAATGTTCCCATTATCTGTGGAGAAGTCTGCACAAGTGGTGTTTTCATAAAGATCATATGCGCCATGATATGTGCATCATGGTTCTGATCTGGGAAAGCCTGAAGCAACTGCCCCGACAAGGCCCTTGCATTCTCAATAGCAGGATCCATCGGTTGAGGCTCTGGTATTGGAGGTAGAATCTCATCTATGTTCTGAACTTCTAACGCCTGATACATCCGCTGATATGATGCGTACATATTATGCATTTCTGGATTGGATTGCGCTAGTTGTAGCTGACTTTGAGCTAATGCTACCCGTTGTGCCATAGAGAAGATGTTGGGATCTGATACGGGAATTATATCTACACGTCCATCAAAGTCCTGTTGTTTTATTTCAGGACTCGCTCCAGCAACTTGGTATGGATAGGATGGAGGTAGATTCTCTGCAACAATTCGAGCTAATATCCTGAACTCATTCTTTTGTCCGTAGTGTAGTCTCTTGTGTATCGCCGACATCACCTTCATGCCACGTTCCAACATAGCAACTGTTGTGCCCACTGGTGTTTCGCCACTCATGTTGTTGACTTGTTCATCAGCAACAGAGATAAATCTCCGTCCACCTTCGATCAAAGCCGCCAGCAATTGAGCCAACGTTGCAGATGGTTCTTTATACGGAAGCGGTGTAATCGCACTCCTTATGTCACCACCTGGTACATCTATATCCCGCCATTCGCCCGGTTGTAACGGTTCATCCGAATTACGGACCCTTACACCTCTAGCCTTGAATCCCGCTGGTAAATTAGCCAACGTCCCAGCGTCAATAAGCTGACGTAGGATGCTAGTCGCAGCACGTCCAAGACCCCCAATCATGTGAGTTAAACCAAAACCGTAGAAGCCTAACCCAGGCATGAACTTATAATGTACAAAATATTGAATCGTTTGTTTTAAAGGATCGTTCTCCGCATAGTTCTTGCGGATAGCTAACACATCACCCTTACTTCTATCTATCGTTACGATGTATGGAAGTTTTATCCCTGTGAGCTCTCCTTGCTCGTCCTTGTCTTCAAAACCTTCTATCTCCATAACAGAGTGTATCTCTAAAATGTTCCGTATCTCGTCTTTATATGTTCTTGAAATCCCTTGAAGCTCATCTACCTTTTGCTCAACGGTATCTTCCTCGGTATCACCTGGTTCTCCTAGCTCAATGTCTCGATACATACCACCAACTTGAAGTTTTCTAACTTCATTGTCTGTCATCTTTAAAACATGGGCTATCCGTGGTGCAGTAACCAAATCAGTAGCAGTGTATGGAACCACTACATCTTGTGCCGCAACAAACTTAGATACAGGGCGACCCTTGGCTTCGTCATAGTAAACCTTCTTAAACGTGGAACCAGATAGCGGTAAGTAAAACAACATCTGGTCCATGTCTGGATCAAACTCTTCCATCTTCTCCATTATTAAATAATTCATAAAGTTCTTGACACGAGTAGCTTGACCCTCAGTCTCTGGGTTAGAAAGACCAATGACTTTCGTTTTCACAGGGCCACCAGAAGGCAGTAATTCTTTATACGCTTGTGCTTGGAACTGAGTGACCGACTCAGCGATCAACGGATGTGTTACTCCAGAGGCTCCTTCAAACGGAACAGAACGATCAGTGCTCCCAACACCCAATAGATCTAATCCTTTAGTATATGTCTCTTCCCAAGAATCTCTTGATTGTAAGTCATCTTCAAACGACGCTCTAAGATCCATAGAGATTTCTTTAAGGACCTCTTCATCTAGGTACTCGGCTAGATTAGAGTCATGCTCGATCATATCGTTTATGTCCATGCCGGTTGCTTCCGCAATAGCTTGAACAATAGCTCCACCTTCTCCGTCTGGAATAACTTCTGCCCCACCTTCAAACTCTTCCGGTGCCATTACTTCAACTTGTTGTCCCAACATTTCTTCTTGTGGTCCACCTTGCATAAGGCCTGAATCTACAATTGATCCCATTGGTTGTGGTGGTAGTGCCATTAGTAGTACTCCCTTTTCTGAGGGTAATAATCTTCTTCTATGTCTTCTCCTGCAAGAGAAACAAATCCCCCTTGCCGGAATCTCATTATAGCTAACGTCATACTATCACAAAAGTCATCATGATCACCATTAGGAAATGACGCAACCTCTTCTATCACTTCGTCTGTAAACTTCTTGTCCGTTGGTGCCCATACTACACCAGCTTCGAACATTGGTGCAACCATGTGCATACGAGTTATCTTATCCGTGCCTCTTCCAGGTGCAAATCCCAAGGCTGGTATGCCTCGAAGCCGCAACTCTTGTATCAAAGGAGTACCCGTAGCTTTCGCTTCTATCAATACCATATCGGGTTCCCAATACTCATGCTCATCAAACGCAACTTCCTTTAGTTCTGGAAAATTCCAACGCCCTCGCTTGGCATCCAGTAGAATTATGTTGTCTGGTCCGCCTTCTTCTGGGTTGAATATACCCCAAGTTGTGATCGCTGAATAGTCCGCAGTTTCTTTTTTTGAAAATGCCGTGTCATATGCCTGTAAAACATACGTTAATGGGGGTATTTTTTCCTTCTCCCAAGGCTGCCACCACTCTTTTTTAACGATTGCACCTTGTGAAGCAGTCGGTTGTTGTTGCCACTGCGCTGACCACTTAGCTACCGGAAGAGAGGCTTTAATAGACAATAATGCGTCTTTTTCCCAGAATTCAGGCCATAATGCCTTCTCAGAGGGTAATATCGCTGGAAATTCCACCACATCCCACTGATCGGACATGACATCTGCCCCTTGCGCGGCTAATAATCGGCCTGTCAAGTCCTTTTTTCCCCACCTCGTCATAACAATTATGATGGATCCACCCGGTTGAAGACGCTGTCGAGGACCAGAAGTGTACCATTCATACGCATGATCGAATGCTGTCTCACTTAAAGCATCTTGCTCCGAGTGTGGGTCATCAATAACAAACAAATCCGCACCACGACCCGTTACCGCAGCTCCTACACCCGCCGCAAAGTACTCACCACCAACACTTGTTTGCCATTTTCCCGCACCTTTGTTGTCTTCTTTAAGGTGCGTGTCTGGAAAAACCTCCTTATATTGAGGATCGTCTATTAAATCTCGTACTTTCCTACCAAAACGTACAGCAAGCTCCGTATTATGCGTGGCCTGAATGATTTTAAGCTTTGGATTACGGCCCAAGAACCATGCTGGCATGAGATAGGAGGCAAATTCAGACTTAGAATGACGAGGAGGCATGTTAATAATAAGTCTTTTTAGCTTACCTTGCGCCACTTGCTCGAGCTTCTCTGCAATAATCCTATGATGCCGCCCTTCAATGAAGTTGTCGTACACATGATGTGCAAACGGCATGAAGTGTTCTTGCGCCTCGTCCCTAATATCTAAACGTTTCTTAGCCTCGGTGAGGCTAAGTATTTCTTTTAACGCCTCTTCGGGAAGAGCTTGTAGATCCATTAGACTATATTTGGATAATTTTGAAGCTGAAGAATATCTGCCAAACTACCAACCCCTTGTTCACCTGGTTGTAACGTATACGGGCGAATCGGAGAAACCGCTTGAGGTGTATAGGCCGAAGGACCCATAGCAGGACGAACTGTTGGAGTAACCGGAGTTACCTCTTCTTCTACTTCTTCTACTTCTTCCTCAATAGGAACACAGACCGTTTCTCCGTTTTCTAATGTCATCGGTTCATAACCTTCAGGGCATCCAGTAGGACTACCGCCGCCACCACCGTCATCAGTATAACCGCCACCCGATGGATCGTATGTTTCACTTAAATCAAATATCTCAGAACCATCATTGTACATGTTGTCGTTTAAACCATCCGGTGCCATCGCATCTCGGATTCGAGGATCTCGGTACTCGTAAGGTCCTTCTTGTTCTAACGGCATGTTGTTCTCGAAACCTGTAGCAGTGCCTAACTTAGCAATTCTTTTATTTCTTGCGTCAGCAATCACTGCCTCTATACCTAATATGTTGTCTGCATCTGAACTACCACTAGGAAAATTAGTAGTAGGTTCGGAAGCCCTCGGTGGAAACGCAAAAGGTTCTATCGGGCTCGCTGGAGAAACAATTTGGTTCTCCGTATTACCTATTTGATTTATAACCGGAGCGGGAGAAAATTCAGGAACGGACTCATTGACACCAGTCTGAGCATTATTATAACTTTCCTTAAAGATATCTCTAATATCTCCGCCGATGTACTTGAATGCGTCTGTCATGTTCATGTTGTTTGCACCTGATGGATCATATGTCTCACTTAAATCAAACATACCTGTTCCATACATGTTCTCATCTCGTTCTGCCGCTTCTCTTCTAGCAACAACTGCTGGATCCTCGGTGAATATTCTTTTAAGATCCCCACCAATATTTTTAAATGCGTCTCCAATACTCATTGGTCCTGCATCAGCACCACCAAGAGAGGCTTCTCTGTTCGCAGCTTGTGTCATACCGTCAGAAACTGTACTCGGAGCATTTGGAAAGGCTGATCTTTCTACATCTGCTCTTTCAAGTTGATCAATTAATATTCCTCGTTCTGCCGCTGCATTACGTCTAGCATTTGCTTCTATAGCATTTGTACGATTGTATGGTTCTACAAAATTTCTTTCATCTGCTCTCGCAATACTAGGATTAGGTGAGTATGGAACGCTTGGATCAAAAGCAGGAGTTCCTGACATTTGTCCAAATGTACTACCTTCACCAGACGCGAAATCCCTAGCCGCTTGTGCTTCTCTTTGATCCCTAAACAATGAACCAAATGTTTGATCGGGAAGTGCCCGAACAGCATCTTCTCTCTCAAAGCTTGCATCATATGGGGGGGAATAAGAAGGAACTTCTGACATTTGAGCAAAGGTGCTGCCTTCACCAGAAGCAAAATCTCTAGCCGCTTGAGCTTCTCTTTGGTCTGCAAACAATGAACCATACGGTGGAATGACTTGATCAGCACCACCAAGAGAATCTTCTCTCGGAGAGTAGTTCATTTCCTCAACAGAAACACCTAACTTATTGCCGAAAGGAGCTTTCATTTGAGGTTTGTACCTCATAGTGCTGTTAGCTAACTCATTTTCCATTGAACTATAGGGAGGAAAATCTTTTTCTAGAGCCCTGTCCCCAATAGGATTAAAGGTATAAGGTGAGTAGAATTGATCCGCACCACCAAGAGAAGCTTCTCTCAGGGAGGACCCAAGTTCCTCAACAGGAACGCCTAAACTATTGCCAAAAGGAGTTGGTAGTTGAGCTTTGCCAGAAGTCTCTGATAAATCAACAGAACCCTCCGATAAGTCAAAAGGTTCTCCGCCAAAGCCAAACGCTATAGACGGATCATCTTCATACATACTGACGCGATCTCCAAGAGGTCTCATCGCCTCATCTATAATTCTTTGTTGTGGATCGAATACATTTGTAGGATTCCTGAACCCTGCCGTTCTTACGGGCTCCGTTTCAGCCAGTTCAGATAAGGTCTTTTTTCCGGGTACTTGCACACCTTGCGCGTTAAACTGAGGAGTAAAGTTAGGACCTTGTTGACTCATTCTCGTAGGATCAATGTTCATGTTAATAAAAGGATTGATAGCCGAGCCAGAGTACGGTCCAGCTACCTGTGGCTCAAAACCTGTTAATGGTTCTACGGAGTTTATGCCTTTATACATAGCATTCATTATGCCATTGTTTTTTGTAGTACTACCATCAGTCGGACGTAGCACCGGACGCATAGGATCAACGCCACCTAGATTCATGTCTATCATCTCAGGGGTCTTAATAGTCTCAGGGGTATCTCCGTTACCCGATAAAGCACCCAAGATGCCACCTTCACCAATATAGTTCGCTGCACCTCGTGCCATTCGACCTAATATACTCGGACTTGAATCATCGAACCCAATACTCTCATCGGTCTCGTATAACCCTGTGTCCATGTTGAACGTCCTGTTGGGGTCACCTGAAAAAAGAGAATTTGGATTATATACCTGTTGACTGTTCATACCAGTAACGGTGCCGTCAGGATTATATGTAACCCCGTCAAAAATAGAGTTTTGTATTTTAGAAGATAAAGTTCCTTGACCCATAGCGTCCGCGTTGGAACCGTATCTCCTATCCCTACTACCAGTATATCTAGCGTTCTGACCTAAGTAAGAAGGAGAATTCACACCACTTAAATCTGCACTGCCCCAAAAGTTGCCTTTTTGATTTATACCGCCAGCAGTACTGCGATTGCCTTGCTCGTCATACTTAACAAAATTTTGACCTTCTAACACAAGACCTTGATTTCCTAACTGTCTCTCAATCATGTCTCTATTGGTTGAGCCCCCATAGGTCGGGTTCCCAGTACCTTGAGCATAAGAATCCAAATAGGCCATGTTCGCTGTCTTGCCAGAATCTCTATCTCTGAAAAAGTCCCTAGCGTCTTTCGCCGTCTTGGTCTTGTCCGCAGAGAAAGCTTTTCTTATTTCGCCGTCTTCTGCACTAGAGCTGCCACCTTGATTGCCTGCACCCATCTTAAATGCTCCTATTCGCCCATTGTTTCTTGGAACCTGTCCGATGTGCAAAAGCCAACGGCTTGTCAGGGTGTTTCTCCGATAAATGCCTTCGCATGTCTCTCACAATATTAAACACATCAGCAGATGCGTGAGGTATAATTAAATCAACTACATACAAAAGATCACCATCGTTCCTCTTAAATACTTCAGTACCATCAAACTCTAAGGTATCAAACTCTTTTTTAGTGAACCACGCCCACGTTACAAACCCAATACATTTCTCATCCCTATAATATACTTTTATTTGATCATTGTCTATCGCCGGCAACAACCTCCATCCACTGGTCTCACTCTTGTAACTTTTATAGGGCTCTATCGTCGTCCATAATTCTAACGTGTCCCTTAAAATGTCCCTCAAGGGCTGACATAGGCAAATGGATTCAACGGTCCAGGGAAGGGGTCGCCATATAAAATTTCGTCGATAACCTTGTTTATATCCATCCCCGGATTGCGGCGATGAAAGTCCAAGGCTTCTTCTATCAGCGGTCTGGATTTGTTGTTCGTAGTAGTTCTTCTTTTAAAGTTCAATGCTCTCGAAAAATCATTATTTTCTGACTGTAGGTCAGTTTCTTTTAATCTCTTTATCTCTTTCTTTGACAGCGATATTGCTTCGTCTACAGACAGATATCCCATTTCAAAATCAGGCTTTTCATTGTTTTCAAGACGTTTAATATTTTCTTCTATATTTTTAATAGCACTTTTCTTTTCTTGGTTAAGTTTTCTTTGTATGGTTTTAGGAGCTTCACCTAAACTTCTAGCCGACCTCTCTCCACCCTGAAAAAAATAACCAAGGTAATTTGAAGAACTATCGTATATTTGTGGTGGAGGCACGTTATCAAGGTTATCCACAGCCTTGTAGTACTCCGTCGTTAATCTTTCGAGTAATCGTTCCTCAATTGGATCTTTAGTCTTTTTAGCACCTGTAAGAGTCTTAGGAGTTCCAAGATAAACATTAGAACGAC